GAGCTTCTAAGGGCCATCCGGCACCGAGTCGTCGACCTCGTCGTCGAACTCGATGAACGGATAGGCAATGGCACGTACGCGACAATACGTGCCTTCTGAGGCGTCAGTGAGCGGCGACGTGCCGCCCGTGACCCCGCACTCGACGTTAACAATCGCCGTGGACGGGTCGCTATCGGTCACCTTGACCTTGAACACAACGCGCGTTGCATTGGTGAACCCATACGTGTACGTCACATTGGGTATAATCACTCCAGCGGGCGGCAACAGTGAGTCGCTAGAATCGCTGTAAGTCGCGATGTCGACCCCCTCGCTTTCAGTGCTGATGCGCCATTGGTCAAAACTCGTCTGCTGTGTCGTAAAGTTGGCAACAAAGTCGACGAGATACTCGCCGGTTTGCGCGAACACAAGAGCACAGCCATAACGGGTGCCTAGGAAGTTTGGATTACCAGACGAAGGTGGGATGGCGAGCACCAACATGCGCAACGTACCATAGGCCTCAAGGGTCTCGGGGTTGAACATGCCGGCAGTGAAATCTCCAGTCGCACGAAACACCGTGAAAGCCGCGGCCTCAGCCGGACTATTCAAAATCGGCGTATAGAACTTGTACGAGTAGGTGATCCACAACTCACCAAGCACTCCGTCGTTATCTCCTTCTGTATCAATACCTTCAGCCCAAAGCAGGAAACTGCCAGCAGACACTTGGCGAGCAATGGCGTCGTCCTGTATGGACAAACGACCTTCTCCCGCCCCAGCAACTTGGCCTTGGAAGACCAATGAGTTGGTGAAGCGACGCCCGCCAAACGTGTCAAGGTTGAGCAGCAATGGTGCCATCGTCTGTCCAAGTCGAACGCTCTCGCAAGTAGCGCCCTGTATGGCCATCATCTGTGCCAAACTCGACGGCGGGGGCCGTGCGGGATCTGGCTGGACTGCCATGGACAGGGTGCCTGCGGCGAACGCATTAACAGACGGGACGAACTCAAACCGAAGCTCGTTGTATGACCACGACTCAAAATTGCCGGCGATGTTCCGAGCCCACTCTGACGTGGTCGGCGACAACTCCGACGAAATGAGCAACCCGCTACCATTGCCAAGGGCAACTTGCGGGTTGTAGATCGTGGCCAACAACTCCTTCTTCATTGGCGTGTTCAACACCGTCGACGCGGTTCCCGTCTTGATCTTGCGATTGCCCGTGCCGACATTTCCGGACGCGTGTGACACACGGTCTGTTCGAGCAGGTGAGCGAGCAGCAGCAGATCCTGCGGCATTACCACGCGAGGCCATACCGGACACGGCCCGACTCTCTTGCGGGTCGATAGCTTGGGCAATTGCCCCTCCGATTGAGAGGGCGCGGCCGAGTCCTGGGATGACTGCGTCGCCGACTGGGCCGGCACGCTGGGCGATTTTGCCGAGGGTGTTGATGAGTCCTTCTTGGTGGTTACCATTCTTCTTTGACTTTGGCATCAATACTTGTAGTTTGTCCGACTCGTCAGGCCGCAAAGATCGGACATAGTCCACGACAGCAGTAACAAATTGCTGATTCGCGTAGAGTCTCATCGCCTGACGGAAACCGTGCAGCTGGGCCATAAAAATTAGGCCGTCCTTAGTGTTCTCGGCGGAGTAGATAAGGCTCCACGTCGAATTAACACTAGGCGCTACGACGAACTTTCGCTTCGCGATGTCGTAGTCGAAACCGATCAACTGAAGGGTTCGACCCGAGACACCGGTCGGCTTAAGCACAGACCCAAGCCGGGAGTAGACGTAAACACGATTGTCAATGCACCGCCGCGCATGATCGTCGTCCGACTCCTCGGGTTTGGCCGGTCCCATCGGCTCTGTAGCATCATCACCATGGGCAACAGCCCCCACAACCTCTTCGACTGACTGGAACTTGATCGCAGGATTGAACTGCGACACAAACCATTCGTTGCAAAGCAGCTCGGCCTCATACGACATGAGCACTCGCCACTGCGAGTTGTCCAAAGACGTATTAGGACCGCCCGACCAGCGGATGGTGTCATCTAAGAAGTAAGCATGGCCTGAACTCGTCATCACGCCCATACGGCTAGCCGCGTAGGCGAAGACAGTGAAGATTTCTATGTCGCGGTCACCACAACCAGCGCTGCGCAGTCGTCTCACGTTGACGCGCATCAACTGTTCATGGACGACGTTATCCTCAGTCCAGTCCATACTTGACAGGTCACTGGAAAAACACTTCTTGTTGAACTGACGTTTGAAAACGGCGTCGAGCATCGCAAGATGCCGATCGTCCGCGCCAACGCCCAACAACACACCATTGCGAGTTTCGCCCGACTCGAAGGCGACCTGATCCGCAACGGAAATCTGGTGGTAGAAATGTCCCAAAATGACTTGATAGTGGGCCGGGAGCACAGCTATCAAACGCCACAACTCTTGCTCTTGTTTGGCCGGTGAATGGGCTTGATCCTTAATCATCAACCGGACCACAGCGCCAAGAGGAGAATCAAACAACTCCTGGCGGCTCATGGCCCTAACGCCTGCATATGTGAGTTTGACGGCATAGTCCGTCAGCTGCTCAATGTACGAAGCAACACTGCCACCGTACTCAGAGAACAGCTGAGCGTTCGTGCTCGCCGACAGGTAATAATTTGCGCCGGGATTGGCAGAGTTGTTCATATTCAGCGTATAAGCCAACACCGCCGCGTGAGGGTCAAAACCCATGTACGCGAACGGTGCCGAACGCTTAATGAACAACTCAACAACAGCATCGCGAGGATAGATCCTGCCCCCGAGGGCGGCAGTTTGCTCCTGTATACCACGAAGTTTGCTGATGTGCGCCGAAAGCGAGCGCAACTCTGCGTTGCTTCCTCTAGGTGGACGCCTGTACCGATCGATGCCAGGAATCTCAGTCAAGACAAACGACGGGAACTGGGGCGTGGGCTTGGGCGGGGAATCCGAGGCTATCACCACAGGGCTAATACCTATGGGACGAGCACCGTCGATCTCAAGCATCGAGGAAACAACAGACAATTCTGAGTTTGGACGCCAGGCTTCACGGAACACAGCAACCATGTTCTGATCCGCTTGGTGCAAACCCTCCAACGCACCGAGCTCGAACACTTCTTGGCGTCGACTGACACGCTTGCGGCGATTCTCATCATACTTCTCGGCCTGAACAGACCAAGCCGTAGTGGGATCAACGCCTGCGTAATCCTTGTCGAGATCGACAGGGAGAGCATCGATTCGGTCCTGCTCAGTCTGCTGCTGACTAGCCTGCTCACGCAGTCTTGCAACAGCACGCCAATCAACCTGTTGAACTCTAACACGTTTCTTGGCAGACTTTGGAGTGGGATCCTCGACAACAAAGTCGAGGCTCTCCTGAGCGCGAGCGGCGGCGTCTCGCATACGGGACTCCGCCACAAGGACCTTATCTTCGAACTCACCGACGAACAGTGCGCTCTTGGGGGCGACCTTCTGTGCCATCATCGCGGC